ATGCAAACCGCTATCCCGATGTACAACTTATCTCGTGTACAAGCAGCTGGATTTAAAGCCAAGATGCAGGGGCAGCATTATCAGCGAGACCAAAAAGTATTTATTGATGCTTTAAAAGAGCATTTCAATATTGAAGATTAATATCCAGAAAGGATGATATAAATAATGGCTAACGTTTCTTACGGTTATAACCGACAACGACCTCGTACCGAGATTTTCTTAGATGCTAGTTCACTAGGATCAGCAAATGCACGTTCTGAAAAGCCGCTAGTATTAATCGGCTCAGCAAACGGTGGGGAGCCNGGAGTTCCTCAAACATTAACAAACTTTGCACAAGCTCGTGACATTTTCCGTAGTGGAGATTTACTTGACGCTATTGAACTTGCATGGAGCCCAGGCCCTAACGTTTCAGGTGCAGGTAAGATCATCGCTATCCGTACTGACCAAGCTACACAAGCTAAATTAGTAAAGGATGGTTTAACATTTACTTCTAAATTATACGGCGTAGATGCCTAACTCAATCCAAGTAGAACTTGCTGAAAACGAGTTAACACAAGCTAAACGTGTAAGTGTTTACCTAACAAAAGAGCGCTACGAAAAAGTATATGACAATATCGGTAATATCTTCACTGTACAATACACGGGTACAGAGGCAGCCGCTACGGTTGAAGTAGAGGTAGATAGCACTTCGAAAGCGTCTACTCGCTTAATCCTTAAAGCTGGTGCCGATGCTGGTTCATTAGCTGCACTTCGTACGTACGAGCTAGGTGAAGGGGTTTACCAAGACGTTCACGTTCTTGTAAACGATATTAATAACCTCCCAGATTTCAAGGCTCAAATGGTTACTCTAGGTGGTAACAAAAACATCACAACTGAGGCACTAGACGCATTAGCAGCTACAGACATCAAAAATAAAAATGCAACAGTACAAGCTATTGGTGCAGACTTAATTGATCGTTTAGCTAGCGACACGTATGTATCTGTTTCGATTGACCGCTCTAAGGTTATGCCAGCGACAATTGAACTTTCTAACTTAGCAGGCGCTAAAACAGAACCTGCACCGGCTTCATGGGCTACAATGTTTGCAGAGCTTACAAACTTAGACGCATACTATGTTGTTCCATTATCAGCAGATGCAGCTATCCACGGTGAGTTAGGCCAGTTCTTACGTGATGAGTCTAACAATGGTCGTCACCTACGCGGTTTAGTTGGTGGAGGTATTAATGAGTCTCTAGAAGAAACTCGTACTCGCCAAATGGGTCTACGTAATGCTCGTGTAGCATTAGTTGGAGATTCAGGAACTCGTCGTATGGCTGATGGTCGTGTGTATAACTACCCGGCATTCATGCACGCAGCAATCATTGCAGGTCTATTAAGCGGAATCGAAGTAGGGGAACCTGCTACATACAAAAAGCTTAATATCGAAGCGCTTGACCACAAGTACACAGGAGATCAGTTAGACCAGTTACATAACTCTGGTGTTATCATGACTGAGTTCGTTCGTACTCGTACAAGCTCTCACTTCCGTGTTGTATCTGATCCAACAACATACAACGTAGCTAGTGAGCCAGTTTCTAACCGTATCTCTCTTGGAGAAGTTTCTGACTTCTTAACAACTGAGTTACGCGAAGTACTAGACAACGAGTTTGTTGGTACACGTATCCGTAACACATCTGCTTCTATCATGAAAAACCGTGTTGAGTCTTTCTTAGACCAACAAAAGAAAGTTAACGGTTTGATTGTAGACTACAACCCAGATGACGTACAAGTTGTAATCTCTGGTAACACAGCTCGTATTAACTTGACTGTACAACCTTCTCAAGGCTTAGACTACATCAATGTTTATATCACATACGAGGACAATGAATTAACAGCTTAATAATGCGGGTGGGTGAGACTCCCGCCCTACTCTATAAATTGAATAGGAGTGACTTAAATGGCTAGTGTAACTAACCAAACAGTACAGTCTGCTAATACAGTGTACTTTATGATTAAGAACGTACCTATCGCTCGTGCTCAGTCTATCTCAGCAGAACGCTCATTCGGTACAACTGGGGTATACCAAATCGGTTCTATCATGCCACAAGAGCACGTTTANTTNCGNTACGANGGCTCAGTAACTGTTGAACGCTTCCGTATGCGAAAGGAGAACTTAGCACAATTAGGGTAAAAAGTCATGCCCCTTTATCTGGTGACAGGTAAAGCAAACTCTTCGAATTGACGGGGAAGCCTTGATAGCTCTGACTACCAACTATACGTAGCGATACAGTATAGGGCTAAATTAACTACTTAGGTATGGTAAAAAAGTCAGGGATTAGGTGATCCGCAGCCAAGACTCTCACGTAGAGTAAGGTTCAACGACTAAGTGGAGAGAATCTCTTAATAAAAGAGATTATGATATAGTCTGCTCTTATGTGAAAGCATAAGAGGTGGGCAGAAATGACCCACCCTCCCTATGGGAGTAACAATTTAGGTTGCAGCGCTAGGTGAAGAAGTTTTACAAATGGATATTATGGATATTGTACTTTATGACAATTATACCCAGGAGGTAGTGGTCGCATATCGCGGATGCTCTATCGATACATACTCCGAAAGCACTAGTGTCGGAGAAATTGCGAGCGAGAGCGCACGGTTCTATTTTCTTACTTCCGCGAATGTTCGTGGGTAATAATACCTATAAAAGAGTCCTATACGGGCTCTTTTTTTTTGTTGTTTACTTTATCTAGGTTCTATGTTATACTCTTCGTAAAATGGAAGGAGGATACAGATGCGTAGAACAAATTATGAGGAAGTGAAGGCTTATTTTGAATCAAAAGGATACACGCTTATATCTACCGAATTTAGGGGTGCTAAATATCTATTAGAAACTGAGTGTCCAGAAGGTCACCCGTACCCAGTAAATTATAGCAACTTTAAACATAACAACAGACGATGCCCTAAATGTGTAGGTGGTGTTCGCTTATCAATTGAAGAGGTTAAAAAAGCTTTTGAGAAGAGGGGGTACACACTTCTAGAAGACTCATACCAGAACAACGTAACTCCTATGAGGTGCCTTTGCGATAAGGGACACCCTACTGAAATAACCTATGCTAGTATTAAGCGTGGTCGCGGATGTAACGTATGCGCAAGGAACCAGCCTTTAACTATTGATGAGGTTAAAGCACATGTAGAGGAGTTTGGCTACACATTACACAGCAATGCGTATGCAAGGAACACAGACAAAATAGTAGTTCAATGCAAGTTTAAACACAAAAAATACCCTGTCTCTGTTATGAAGTTCAGGGCGGGGAGACGTTGCCCTTATTGCCAGGCATCTAAAGGTGAGCGCACTGTAAACTACTTACTTGCTAACATGCTTCCGGAGGGTGTTGAGTATACCTTTCAGCAACCTAAAACGATATCAGATAGGAATTTAAGATTTGATTTCTATGTTAACGTTGGCCCAGGGGTGTACATAGAGTATCAAGGGGAGGAACATGACGAAGCTGTAGATCATTTCGGAGGGGGAGAAACTTTCCTAGACCTGCAATATAGGGACTCGCTTAAAAGAGATAACGTTAATAAAGAAGGTAGCGAACTATGTTATGTAGGTTATCAGGATTCTAATCGAGATATTTATCATAAGATGATAGTTTCTTTGAGTAAGCATGTAACACTAAAAGCTATATCAGATGATAATATTCGCAGAGCACACCTATACGATATAGATAGGGGTTTTGATCTACACAATTTACTGGACTTCTATATAAGCCATACAGCCAAGGAGACTGCAACTAAATTTAACATTAATGAAGCTACAGTGTACCGCTACTTTAAAGACTTTTACGGTGAAACTAAGCGTACTTACTTAAAAAATGGTAAATAAACTATTTACAACTCAATTCGGTTATGGTAGACTATGTTTACAGAAAGTAAATAAAAGGAGGAAACGAAAAATGGGATACCAACAATCATTTATCTCTTATGCGAGCACAGAGGAGTTAGTTAAAGATTTACAGGAATATGGGAAACGAGATCGCAGCAAGGATCAGTCCGGAGTATACTGCATCAATCGAGTGAAAAAGGAACTGCCAGGATTTAAAGAAGGAGAGTTAGTTGTAGTCGTCGGTGGTGAACGATACGATCAACGTGGTTTATCTCGCTTAAAAGAGGGGCTAGGGTTATCCAGAGCGAGCGATATTGTCTTTATCGAGAATGTATACCCCGCTTTTGAATTAGGCGCTAGCGTTGAGCTAAGTAACTTTTTAGACGATCATTTTGAAAGCTTAACTAACGAAGAGCATGACGAACTATTAGGATAAACATCTTACCCCAGGGCACCCCTCCCCAGGGGTCTTTTTTTTTCTGCCTATATATTACAGTCTCGTTACAATCCTGTGACATGTACCTATTTTACATCTTTCTATGTTATATTAGTAGAATATCACGAATAGAAGGAGAAACTACTATGAAATTTAAAAAGACTATCATCGCCTTTTCAACAACCGCAGGATTANTATTTGCAGGTGGATTAACNGCTTCTGCAGCAGAGAACAATAGTATTGTAGACTATTTATATACACGCGGAGAGGACTACAGCTTTTCTAATCGATCTCAACTCGCCTCACAGCACGGTGTAGCAGGTTATAAAGGTACTGCATACCAAAACATTACTTTACTAAATAAACTACGAGGTAACGCTCCTGCAATCGTTAAAGAGGAAGTTAAAGCTCCGGTTCAACCAGAACCTAAGCAAGCACAGTCAAATGTTCCCCAAGGTAGAACAATGACAGTAGAGGCTACAGCTTATGGCGCAAACTGCGCTGGATGCAGCGGAATTACCGCAACCGGCTTAAACGTAAAAGCAAACCCAGATGCTCGTATTATCGCTGTTGATCCTAATGTAATTCCCCTAGGCTCGAAAGTATATATCGAAGGCTACGGTACATATACAGCTGCAGATACGGGAGGTTCTATTAAGGGTAATAGAATTGATGTTTTTATGGGCTCTGAGGCTAATGCAACAAGCTTTGGTCGCCAACATCTAAAACTTACAATCCTAAACTAACAGAAGACACCTTAACGGGTGTCTTTTTTATTTCTTAAAAATAATGGTTGACTTTGGGTGGACAACCAACTATACTAAGGATGTACCACAAATAAACAAATAAG